CCGCGCCCCCCCCCCCCCCCCCCCCCCACCGCTTCCTCACTCTCACGATCAGGCTCCGGCGCCTCTTCCTCGGATTCTTCTTCGCGCTCTGTCGCGACGCTCGAGGACGAGCGGTGAGTCATCGTGTCGGACCAGTCCGACGCCGAGTCCCAAACGCTCTCTACCTCGGAAGGCACATTTATGTTGCGGCTTCCGCGGTCCCGTCCTGAGCGTCGCCCAAGCCCTTTCCCGACTGCCTGAACGTCACGTCGAACCCGAAGTGATACTCCTGGTCCACCGTGGTCTCCTTGCGCAGCACGCCGATGACGGCGACTGCAACGGGCGCGTCTTCCAGTGAGCCTCCCTTCACTTTGTAGGACAGGGCGGCTGTCTTGGTCGCCGTGAGGCGCACATGGTGGCTGTCCTTGCCGGTGGAGGCCAGGACCCGGCCGGGGACGTTCCAAAACGACTCCTGCGCAGTGGGCGCGACGGAGTCCGCGGGGGCGAGAGCCAAGTAGAAGATGTGGGCGCTCTCGCTCACATCCACGACGTCGACGCCGATCTGTTCGGCCCAGGCGCAGGCCACTCCATTGAGGCTGGCAAGGATGTGCTTGGCCCCGCGCAACGTCACTACTCCCGCCGCGAAGTTCTTCCCAGTCTTGAGCTTCAGGCTCATGGCGAACGTGGCCCGCTCGGGCGTCGTGTAGTAAAGCGCGTTCGCGACCATGGTTGGTTGGAGTTGTTGGATCTAAGCCGAAAAGGTAAGGCAAATACATTAATAGGCTCTTACTCTGAGCCTGCCTAGCCTCTCTGGCCTCGAATGGCACGTTGCGCAGCAAATGCGCCTGAAGATCCTCACGTTGCACACGTGACAGACTGCGGACGAGGGACGAGTGCGAATGAGCGAAGTTCCCGAACCAGGCGTGCATCTCCACGAGCTCGGGGGTGAGGATGTCCGAGATCAGGTCGCCCTTGTAGTACCCGTGCAGGTGCTCCAGGAAGTAGGAATCTAAAACCTGGTCTAGTTCGCCGAGATTGCGCTTGTAGACGGTCTTCAGCGCCAGGACGAGCGGGTCCCGCACAATGCCCTCCGGGTAGCAGAGCCAGCCGCAGCATTCGGGGAGATCCGTGATGAAGGTTTTCCCAACCAGGGTGAACATTGGCTCGTACTTCGCCCACTCCGGGTTGAGCGCAGGCACCTTGAACAACAAGCTGTCGTCCCCGGAATAGATGCTGGGCACGCTCTCACACTGGTACTTCAACAGCATGTAGGCGAGGTTGAACAGTGAGTTGAAGATGTAGGTGCCCGGTTCCCCGGTAAAACGCATCACCGCGCTGGGCCCGAAGTTGGTCGTCAGCGTGGTCTTCTGCCAGAAGTAGTACGCGACGAGCTCCTCAGGGAAGCCGAAGTACCGCATCATGGCCATCTCGAACTGCACGGCCTCGCCTGTGCATGACTGGTCGTAGGCGGTGAAGTCGTTGGTGAAGACGTCCCCGCGAATTGCCCATTCTTTGCACCAGTCATCAAGAGCAGTCGGCGTCTGTCCCCCGAAGAGGAATATGTGCGGGGGGAGCAACTCGAGCATTCGCTTGTGCAAGTATCGAGTGTATGGGCCCAGCCGGAGTAAGACTTGGTCGGGGAACAGCGCCAGGGTTTGGCCGGGCTTCACCTTGGGGAGGTCCGAGTCCGCGGCCCACCAAGCGCCTTCAGGATCCAGGACAGCCGTCATGATTGTGGAACGCTTGGCTTTGTCCTGAGCCTTCGCGAAGATCTTCGCGCTGTTCTCCGCGGTGAAGGGGTCGCATCGATCCCGGTTGTTCTCCAGCGTGCTGAGGGGGGTCTCCCACTTCTTGTCGAACATCTCCTCCCGGCAACGGTTGAGGAGACTCTCGTCGAACGTTTCAGGTTCCTCTGGAAGGTTTAGCCTTGCACGGAAGTTGCCCCAGAGATGCGAGCCCAGATGAGCCCTGGCTCTGGTGTGGGCTTCATTCGACTTAGCGTCCCTGAAGCGCATTCGCTTGAGGACCGATGCCCCCAGCAGAGTGTCATCCGTGGCGTTCTGCTTGGCGAACAAGTGGTTGACCACGCCGTCTCCTCGGGTGTCCCGGATCTGATTGCTGGTCCGGCCTTCGAACTGGAATTCCATTGCTTCCTTGCTCTGGAGTGGCTCGAAATACCTGGTGCACAGGATGCCGCGAGGGGCGCTCAGATGCGTTCGGCAGATTGGCTCGAAGTCCGCGGGCTCCACCAGGCTTACAGCGGGTTCCTGTTCAACGTCGGCGCGCACACTCCACAAGGTCCGGAACTCGGGGGGGGCCAAAGGTTCCTTCTCCGCCGCTTCGTCACCGGCGCGGTGGTCCAGATCGACGTAGCCGTGGCAGCGCACTGGGGGGTGCTGGAAACTGTCCCAAGGGATGGTTTCCCCCCGCCAAAGCGCGCCCCAAAGCCGGTGATGATCCAGGAGACTTGAGTCTGCCCCGCCTTCCCAGACCAGATGCACATTGCGGGTGCCTCTGGACATGGCGGTGAATATCACCTCGGCACTCACGTGATGAAGGGCGGAAAAATCGATGATGACTTGGTAGTCCTCTTCGATCGTCCGTCCTGTGCAGGACTGCATCGTGATGTTCTTGCTGTCCATCGCGTGAGTGGCATCCGCCGTGCGCGTACGGGCCTCCACTGTCCACATGCCGGGCACTCGGCCGAAGCTCCGAATGATGCGCCCCGGGTGCTGACTGGACGTCTGCAGTCCCAGGGCGTGTGCCACCCCCTGCCCACAACGGTGCGCCACTAGGCTGTAGCTGCTCCAAAGCTCCTGATGATGCCAGAGGTCGTTGTCCAATAGCATCAGCGGAGTCTCGTGCTTCCCGGGCGTCCAGGGGTTCTGCAACGGGTCCCCAGTCGCCGTGACGCGTTCCAGAGACGGGTTGAGGAAGTAACGCATGTCCAGATACCCGGGGGGGTGCTGCTGCAGCTCCTCGATGTGGAGGTACTTCACGCCGAACGCCGGCGAGACCTCCAGCGTCTTCAGCATGCGCTTCCCGACTTCTTTGACTGGTGCGGGCAGCATGCTCTTCCACTCCTCCATCAGCAGTAGCCTCGTGAAGCAGACATGAAGCTTGCTGTCCAGGGCGCGTATGAACGACCTGAACCACTTCTTCATTTCTGCTGACTTGCCAGATCCGGGTGCCCCCACGTGTATGGACAAGGCGATGGTGTCAATGGCTCGACGCTTGCTCTTGAACAGAGTCTTCGCTTCAAGCACTTCCGAGGGGGTGAGGTTTTCGAAAACCTTACCCCACTCGTTGTTGCACCACGCTTCATAACAACGCTTGGCACGTTCAAAATCCGGCTTGTACTGCACGAAGCCTTCTGGGGTGGGAGGAGGGGGTATACGTCCTGCGCGGTGTGCCACATCCTTTTGCAGATGGGGCCTGATGCCGCCGGGCGTCTTGGGCGGTTCAGGCAGGAGCCCCGTGATCAGAGTTTTGCCGCCGACACGCTGATTGGTGTGACGACCGATCCAGTGGTTGGCGAAACCACTGCCGCCCTTCACGAACTCGATGACTATCTCGGTGCCATGGAAGGCCCCGAGCCAGTACGGCAGGCCGTGCACGTACGCGTTTTGAGCCTTGCCTTTGCTGCGAGGCACGTTGACCGCGTAATTGAGATGACACGCGATGCGGTGGAGGCTGCGGGCCGTCATGCCCTCGGGCTCGTGAGCTTGCACAATCTCGACCTTGTCGCAGACCAGCAAGGCGGTCTCCCAGATGTTTTCGCGACTTAGGCCTGTGGCCTCGCTGAACGCGTCGATCAGGCATATGCCGGGAGTGGCAGGCGGGGGGAGAGGAATGTTGGACCGGGGGAGGACGGTGGCCCGCTGCACGTTTGCAATGAACTGCCTGACCTCCGGCATGAACGCGCCTTTGGTCAGACGCTCAGTCACGGCGCGGAAGTCGGCCCGCAACTGAGTTGGGGGGCGCGCAGCAGGGAGCGTTTCCGCCCCGGCGCGTTTGCTGCCATGGACCGAAGCTGGTGCCTGGGGCTCGACCGGGCTGGATGGCCCGGCCACGGCTGCCTGTGCAGCCTCTCGTTCCGCCAACTCGGCCCGCTCCGTGGTGTTGTGGTGAGCGACATCGCCCGCCTTGCCCTTTTCGATCATGGGCTTGGGTCTGGAGCGTGCCCAGGACAAGGTGCGCATTACTACGCGCGCTTGCAGCGTCTCGGTGCTGCGGGAGGGGATAGTTCCATCGTCGCTGCCGGTAATGGCGAGCCCGGCAGCGACGTCGACGTATGGAGTGGCGGGCGGGCGGGGAGTGACGGTGCGGTCGACCTTTGCGGTCTCGAAGAACTTCTCCTCCAATCGGAAGTATTCGGGATGCGCCCGCAAGACGTTGTCGACCCCGAAAAGGAGTCTGGCTCCGAGGCGCCAGACACGGTGGATTCCCCGGATGACCCACGTACGAAAGCGCCACCACAGGCTCTGCAGCTCTGGGGGCAGCGAGTCGCGGGGGTCCTCCACGCGCACCATGGTCGTCATGCAACTCGCGACGTGGGCAACGACGGAGGGGGGGAGACGAGGCCCGAGCTCCTTGATGTACGTGCGCGTCTTCGCAAAGGCGTCCGGGCGCGTGTACGTCTTCATCGCCAGCGCGTGGGCGAAGATAGCGGCGTAAATCTGGCCAGGTAGCCACTTGATGGGCAAGTTGGCCCCGAACGTCGGGATCTCGACAATGTAGTCGCTTCCCAACACGTCGACTTCCGCTCCCAGTTTCTTCCCACGAGTCACCACGACGCAGTGGTTGCTGGCAGCCGAGGCGATTCGCTCGAAAGTCCAGATTGTGCCGGCCACGTTCAAATACCGTGTGGTGAGGTATTCGCTGCTACTGACGGGCTGGAGGTAAGAGTTGTCCTTCTTCTCCTCCAGCATGTGCAGGAAGTGGTCTTTGCCCACGTACTTAATGTCGTAGTGGGGGTGGACACTCGCGCCACGCTCCAGGATCTCGGGGGGGATATTGAGAGTCAACACCCAACGATTGACGTTGTCGTAGTGCCTCAGCCAGTCGGCGAACTCGGGCAGGGGCATGGCCTGAGCAGTTTCGTCGAGCAGGACTGTGTCCTCCTCTATGACTCGAGGCATGCCTTTCGGACTCTCGAACCTGCCTTCATCGCGTGCGCTAAGCACGAACTGATGCAGGCGCAGCGGTTGGCCCACGATCCGCTGCAAGGTCTCCGCTTTTCGGGTCTTCATCTGCACGGCGGCGAAGGGGCCGTGGATCTGGTTGGCTGCGTGGCGGTACAGAATGGTGTTCGCCAACGCGCGGGAGAAGACGTGGTCGTGCGGCTTGTCGGTGATCTGCACGTGCTCGATGCCGTACGCATCGAACCACTTCTTCTTCTTCATGGACACGCTATAGGGGCAGATGTCCGCTGCCTGTGCTTGTTCCCGGTTGAACTGCCCGATCTTGTCCAGTAGGATGTTGACGTTGTGCGTGGTCTTGCTCAACGCCTCGTAGGTGCCTGTCGAACCCACGCGCAGATCCGAGTCTTGCCAGCCTGTCATGAGCAGGGCGCGAGCCTCCATGGCCCTCCGAATGTGTTGGCGCCTTTTGTGATTTTTGGGGCCACGCAGAGCGTCCAGACGCAGTTGGGCGGTCTGCTGAGCCCATTCGAGTCCTAGCACCACGGCCTGCTCCTGAAACCATGGGACACTCACATGAGCCAAGCGATCGCCAGTAAGACGACCAGGGAAAGCCACGGGCCCAGAGAAAGAAGCGCCACAGAGATCACGGATGAGGCTACCGATGCGCGGGCGGGGTCCGAGACGAACGAATGCGTCCTGACGCTCAACTCGTGGGTAAAGCGCTCCGTAGCAATAGCCATCTCGGAAGTTGTCGGGAGGGCAATGGACGGGAAGACCACGGACGCCAGACTGCGCATCGGACGGTAAGCCGATCGGAGCGTTGAATTCAGTGGACGCAATACATATGGCCGAATAAAGGGCAGCGCCAGTGCCGCTGACGCTGAAGCGGCGCTGAGCTGGAGGGAGGATTTGCCTTGGAATGGCCGAGTTAGCGCGAGGGCGAGTTGGACGGGGCGGGTGAACGAGGGGTTCGGGACTAGAATCGCGCCGAAGATCGGGAACTGGATGGACAAGAACGCTCCCGGTAGACTGGATGCTAGAGCGCGCGCTCCGTGCGAACCCGCCACTAGGGCGACCAATGCCAAGGGTCCCTCTTTCCTGACCTGCTTCACGCACGCTAAGAACGTACGACTTTCGCGAAACAGAAGCTTGTGACCG